CCCTGGATCCTCAAGATAGGCAGGGTTATGCAGCGGATGGCCGAGGAGGCAACAAGACCATGACAAGCCGACGCCCAGTGCAATGCCTGGCATGTGAGCGCCTACAGGGCGAGCCGAGGCCTGCCACCGCGATCGACCCCGGAGGGCGAACTGTCCGGACGTGCGATGCGTTCCCTGCCGGAATCCCTATGGCTATTGGCCTTGAGGGTGCGGACCACCGTAAGCCGTTTACCGGGGACGGTGGACTACAGTTCAGGCAGAGGCCAACCGAGGAGGCACGGAAGGCATTCGAGGATTGGCTTGCCAGCTGATTCGACTTCCAGCGTACAGAGGAACTATCATCCGGAGGCAGCAAGATGACGGCACCACTCGACCCCGGCGCACAGAGCGGCGCTGGAGACACCGGACAGAGCGCCGGTGCAGGGGCGGATACGAGCACCAGCGGCGCGGGCACACAGAGCGGTGCCACCGGCCAGCAGGGCCAGACGACGGACGCACAGGGCGGCGCTCCGGCGACTCCGACAGCGGTTCACACGGCTGAAGAGATGGCGGCCCAGCAGGCGAGGACGCGCGCGGCAGACCAGCGGGCAGCACAGTTGGAGACCCAGCTCAAGGAGATCCGTGACAAGGACCTCCCGGAGATGGACAAGCTCAAGCGTGACGCCGAGGAGTTCAAGCAGAAGCTCGCCGAGGCCGAGCAGGGCCTGCGGTATGAGCGTGTGCGGAACGGGTTCCTCAGCGACAACACGTACGACTGGCAGGATCCCGCTGTCGCGCTCGGGATGGTCGATATCAGCAAGCTTGAAATAGACGATCAGGGCCAGGTCGTGGGCCTCAAGTCCATCATTGAAGGCCTGGCCAAGCAGTATCCGTGGATGCTCAAGCCGAAGTCCGAGGGCGACGGAGGCCAGCAACAGACGGGTGTTCCGCCGATGAACCAGGGCAAGGCTGGGCAGGCTGGGAAGCCTGACAAGTCGGAGATGTCCAGGCGTTTGCCGGCATTGCGCTCCCGCCTGGGAGGCTAGGAGGAGAAGGGTGGTGAAGGGTGTCTAGGTACGACAAGTATGAGCCACGAGTGGGCGGTTTCCGCGCTCCGCTCCTGGCTGCCATCACCAGCACAGACGTCGGCAAGATCCAGGCGGTGAGCATCAACACGTCTGGACAGGTCGTGATCGGCGGAGCCGCTGAGACTGCCGTGATCGGCATCATCATTGCGGTCCGGCCGATGGCTGCCGCAGAGCCGATCGACGTCATGACTGATGGCGAGATCGTGGAGGCGACCAAGACCGGCGGTACCGCATGGGCCGCTGGCGACATCGTCTACGCGCACGGCACGACTGGCGGGGTTGGCGTCGTTGACGCGGTGTCGACCTCGGGCAAGATCATCGGCAAGATGCTGTCCACCACGCGGATGATGGTCCGCTGCCCGATTTCCACCACGTAAGGGAGGGATGACAGATGGCTAAGGGTTACGCCACCAGTGCTGACATCCTCACCCGTACGCGGGACGGGCAGGATCTCAACGCGGTCTGGGACGCCTACCAGCAGGCGCTCAGTGACTTCAACAGCGCGCGCACTCCGCTCGCGGACCTCCTGTCCTTCGGTGTCACGAACGTCATCGAGGACATCGTCCAGCCGGGCACGGAGCGATTCGAGGAGGCCACGGAGTTCGGCATCCCGGTCTCGATCCGACCGCAGCCGATCGTTACCCAGCGGGCATTCCCGTTCAAGTGGTACGACATCCGCGCGTCCTACACCTTCCAGTTCCTCGCCGGAGGTCCCAACCAGCTGGGCGGCGCGTCGACGCAGCAGCTGGACGCGATCCTCCAGCAGGTCATGGAGGCGGACAACGCACTCCAGTTCGACCTCGTGATGAAGGCGCTGTTCAACAACGTCAACAGGACCGCGACCATCGGCACCACGCCATACACGGTCACCGCCCTGTACAACGCGGACGGCTCCTACATCCCGCCCTACAAGGGCCTGACGTTCACGCCTGGCTCGCACACGCACTACATCAACACCGGTGCGGCGGCGATCGACTCCACCGACCTGACTGACGCGGCGTTCCTGGTGGAGGAGCACGGTTTCACCCGGCAGAACGGGTACACCGTCATCCTCCTCATGAACAAGGCCGAGGCAGATGTTGTCAAGACGTTCCGTCGCGGCGTGGTCAACAACAACTCGCAGACGGCCGTGTACGACTTCATCCCCGCGCAGGGCACTGGCTTCCAGCTGCCCGTCGGCTGGGAAGTCGCGGCGGGATCGCAGCCTGCGAACACGTTCGCCGGTCTGTCGGTGGTGGGCTCCTACGGGCCGTACCTGATCGTGGAGGACCCGCAGATTCCTGCCGGGTACTTCGTCGCGGCGGCGTCCCAGGGTCGCTCCAGCAACCTGAACATCGTCGGTCTCCGCGAGTCGGAGAATGCCGCGCTGCGGGGCCTCGTGCTCCGTCCCGGCAACAACTCCAACTACCCGCTCATTGACTCTTTCTTCATCCGGGGTCTGGGATCGGGTGTGGCCCAGCGCGGCGCGGCGGCAGTTGTCCGCGTGTCCGCATCCGCCTACGCGGTTCCAGCCGCATTCGTCTGGTAACGGGGAGGAGGCGAAGATGGCACGGAACATTCCGATGGATGAGCCGCTCACGCGTGAGGACCGCAAGTACCTCAGCGACCGAGGGCGGGAGGACCTCATCGCACGACTGGATGAGGAGAATGGCGTGGATGAGGAGGAGGCCGAGGAGGCACCCGACTACACGCTGTGGGCCAAGGCAGATCTGGTGGCCGAGGTCGAGAAGCGCAACCAGCAGGACCCGACGCTGCAGATGAGCGCGTCAGGGACCAAGGCCGAACTGGCCGCACGCCTGGAGGCACACGACGAGTCGCTGGCCGAGGCAGAGCCCGCCGACGAGTGACGACTACCGGACGCGCGACGTGGCCTGCCGTTGCGTCGCGCGTCCGGGACTCGCTTAGGGAGGAGGAGGCATGGCAACCGCCGACCAGATTGCCTTGCTACGGCTGAAGATTGATCAGCCAGACAACGTCGCTCCCTACACTGACGCCGTGCTTGGGGCAGCGATCGACGCGGCCTCAGGCGATCTCGACCTAGTGGCCTACAACACCTGGACGAACAAGGCGGCCACTGCGTCCTCGCTCGTGGACATCTCCGAGGGCGGGTCCAGCCGGAAGATGGGCGATCTGCAAGAGCAATACCTGAGGATGGCAGCGCAGTTCGGCGGACAGAGCCCTAGCTTGGCCTCTGGACGCGGCACGCGTGTCTCCCGGCTCCGGAGGTAGGGCGATGACTCTTCTGGCCGGAGAATTGGAACTACAGCGCCGTAACACACAGGCATTCATCGACTCCAACCCGACCACGCTCACCCTGATCCCCAGAACGCGCGTCAAGCGCGGGTCAGGCTTCCAGTGGATCGAGGGGCAGCCCCGCGCTCCGCAGGTACTCCGGGTGATCGACCAGAGCAGCACGCGCGGCCCAGTCCAGGGCTCTGTACACACTGCCGATGGGGTTGAGCGGAGGGTTGAGTACCAGCTTCTAGGCAACTACCAGGCGGCCATCGGGCTGTACGACACATGGGTTGACGCGAACGGGCTCCGCTGGGAGATCGCGGAACTGCTTCCCGACAACGGCTATGAGCGCCGGGCACAGGTGGTGCGCCGTGGCGAGTCGTAGCGGAGCCAACATCAACCTTGAGCTGGACATGACTCCGCTCCTGCGCGGTGTGAAGGTGCTAGACGATCGGCTTGACGGGTTTGTTGCCATCACGTTCGACCGGCAGGCCTCGATCGCGCAGGGCTGGATGAAGGAGAATGCGCCGTGGACCGACCGCACCGGTAACGCGCGGCAGGGTCTCTCGGCGGTGACCGAGCACGTGGCGAAGAAGAGTCACGCGCTCCATCTGTTCGGCCGGATGCCTTACAACATCTGGCTTGAGGTTCGGTTCGCCGGTCGGTACGCGATCATCATTCCGGCGCTGGTCGACCAGGGACCGAAGCTCATGAAGACTCTTAACCGGATCTTCGCAAGGTTGGGCGGGATATGACCACCAATCTTCGTGACCGCGTGTTCGACGCGCTGACCGCCGACCCGACGCTGATCGGGCTTGGGCTCACCACCGATACGTTGTATCCGGCCGGAACCGACACCATCCAGGCAGAGACGTTCGCTGTGATGCGTTGGGGCGTAACCGAGGTAGGTCCGGGCAACGACAGTGACGCTCGGGTTGAGAACCTGAACTTGTGGGCCTACAACCGGGCTGGCAACTACACTCCCATCACAGGGATACTCCGGGCGGCGCGCAGCGTCCTCCTGGGACTGGCCGGAACGCCAATCAATCCGGGTTGGGTCATCGGGTTGACGTGGAACGGTGATAGCGCAGACCTATTCGATGACGGCTACAGGGCTTGGACCCGCAACAGCGCGTACCGGATTGCGGCGACGGGAGGATGGTAATGACAGGCAAGGCACGCAGCGGCGAGGCCAACGTGACGGCTGAGGGCGATCCCGAGGCCGCGCCGAAGACGCGCAGGGAGATCGTGTGGAAGGGCCACCTGTACCCGTTCGATGAGCGGGAGTTCACGGCCCTGGACTTCCGCCGTCTCATCGGCAAACCGCCCGAGGGCGAGGAGCCGCGTGAGGTCCCCATGTTCCTGCGATGGAACAAGGGGAACAACTGGGTTCAGCCGCTCGACGCGCTGGACTTCCTCGCAGAGGAGGAGCAGGTGCGCTTCCTCAGCAACGAACAGGACTTGGAGGTTGTCGAGGTTGAGGATTGAGCTTCGGTGCGACTCCAAGAAGCATGGAGAGCTACTGGCCGAGGATGGGGAAGATCCCATCATCGAGATCAAGTGCTCCTCGCGCTTCTGCGGGGCCGGACCGGGGCGGGTGGTCCTCCACCGATTCAACACCGAGGGAAAACTGCTGGAAACAATGAGGTTCAGGGATCTAGAAGGGAGGGACAATGCCTCTGAACACGATTCCGCTGCCATTCGGCCTGAGGGACATCAAGCTGACACCATACACTGACGCGTCTGCGACAGTGCTCGCCGGTGCCTCGGTCGACCTGCCAAACTCACGTACGCTGACGTTCGCCGAGGCCGAGGAGTTTGAGGAGCTTCGGGGTGACGACAGCCTCGTGGCGACGCACGGCAGCGGCCCACAGGTCGAGTGGGAGCTTGAGGGTGGCGGTGTCTCGTTTGAGGCCGTGGCCGCGATGTACGGCGGTACGGTCAGCACCACCGGCTCCACCCCCAACCAGGTGAAGACGCTCCGCAAGCTCGTGACGGACGTACGGCCCTACTTCAAGATTGAGGGCCAGTCCATCAGCGACTCCGGTGGTGACTTCCACATCGTCATCTACCGCGCCAAGGCGACGGACAACCTTACCGGCGAGATGACCGATGGGTCATTCTTCCTGACCGGTGCCTCCGGCGTCGGCCTGAAGTCTCTTCTCCCGGCTGCTCTCGACCGGGTGTGGGACTTCGTCCAGAACGAAACTGCTGCATCTATCCCGTAAGGAGGCGACGACATGACAGACATGAGCGCAGCTGTTCAAAAGCCTGGCCTGACCGGGGTCGCGCCGACCTACACCCAGGTGACAGCAGCGGACTTCTTCACCGCGCAGCCCAACGCGCGATACATGCTGCACTACAAGTGTGGCGCGACACCGACCGGCGCGGGTGCCTTCAAGGTGACCGACCCGAGCACACCGGTCCCAACCGGCTCGACGGCTGTGGCAGGCTTCGCGGACGCACAGGTCCAGGGAGCCGGCATGACCGCGACGACAGAACTGATCGCGTGGATCGACAACTCCTCGCGGTTCATGGACGCCAACCGGCGTATCAACCTGACGGCTACCGGTACCCTCACGACCGTAACGGTGGGTATCTTCGGACCGTTCTGATCCTCTTCTGACAAGGAGCACTAGGATGCCAGTCAGCAAGCCTCGCAAGGACAAGAAGAAGTACGGCATGGGCGGGCAGGGCAAGGTCTTTGACCTTGAACTTCCAAGCCTCGATGATGACGGCGACCCCAACGTCTGCCGGGCGCGCCGTCTCGGAGTCCAGGGACTCATCAAGCTCGGCATCCTCGACAGCATGGACACGCTGACCGCGCTGGTGGCTACGGGCATTACTGAGATCAGCGGGAAGATCACTGCCGCCGACGCGGCCAAGATGGCCGGGGTGTCAGAGAAGATGGAGGAGGCTATCGGCCTCATCGACTCCATCGTCATGGCAGCGGTTGTCGAGCCGAGGGTTTACCCGATCCCCAAGCCCAAGACGGTCACGGATGCGTCTGGAAACGAGGTCCTGGTACCGGCTGAACCGCGCGATCCTGAGTTGTTGTACGCGGATGACGTCGACCTGGACGACAAGCTCTTCATCATGGACTGGACGATCGGCGGGTCAGCGGATTACCGGGCGTTTCGTCAGTCAACCAAGGACCTTGTGGGCGATGTGGCAGATGGCACAGGCGTACCGGACGCGGCCAAGCCAGATGCTGTCGGTTGAGCACGAGGCAACGGCGTACTTCCTCGACAGAGCGGTGTTCCTCTTCGGACGGTCGCTGGACAATGAGCTAGAGGCAGCAGGGAAAGGCAAGAGCCAGAAGCGGCAGGCGATGGCCCGAAGCATGGTCCTCCATAGGTGGCTAGACCGAGGAGGATTCGACACGCCGAAGGGGTAAGCCGTGGCCGACTACAACCTTGGGACGGCCCGAGGGAAGATCGAGGTCCAGTACGACGGCGCTGGTATTGGCAAGGCGCAGAAGGGCCTGCAGAACTTCCAGAACAGCGCCCAGAAGATGGCATCTGGGTTCACCAAGGTTGCCGCGATCACCGGAGCCGGGGCGGGAGTCATCGCTGCGGCTCTCGCGGTCTCTGTCAACAAGGCCATCGACTTTGAGAAGCAGATCAGCGCCATCGGCGCAGTGTCCGGCGCGAGCGCCAAGGAGATGGACCAGCTTCGCAAGAAGGCTCTGCAGCTTGGCGCGGACACAGCATTCTCTGCCAGCGAGTCCGCGCAGGCCATGGAGGAGTTGGTCAAGGCTGGGCTCTCCGTCTCCGAAGTGCTCGACGGCGCGGCTGACGCTACGGTCGCTCTCGCCGCTGCGGGCGGGGTAGCGCTTCCAGAGGCTGCCTCGATCGCAGCCAACGCGATGAACCAGTTCAGCCTGTCCGCCAAAGAGATGCCGAAGGTCGCAGACCTGATCGCGGGTGCAGCCAACTCCTCGGCGATCGATGTGCACGACTTCGGCATGTCGCTCACACAGGCGGGGGCGGTTGCTAATACGGTCGGGGTGTCCTTTGAGGACCTCTCGGTTGCCATCGCTCTCATGGGCAAGGCTGGCATCAAGGGCTCCGACGCCGGTACCTCGCTGAAGACAATGCTTCTCAACCTGAACCCCACAACCGAGAAGCAGATCAACCTGATGAAGGACCTCGGGATCATCACCGAGGAGAGCGGCAACAGGTTCTTTGACGCCAAGGGCAACATCAAATCATTCGGCGAGGTCTCTGGAGTCCTGCAGCAGGCCTTGAAGGGGATGACCAAGGCCCAGCAGCTTGCGACGCTGGAGACGCTGTTTGGGTCGGACGCGATCCGGGCAGCCGCCGTCTTCACCAAGGAGGGGGCGAAGGGCTTTGACGAGATGGCTACGGCCATGGGCAAGGTCTCCGCCCAGGACGTGGCAGCCAAGCGGCTCGACAACGTTGCCGGGGCAATCGAGCAGCTGAAGGGCTCCCTGGAGACGGCTGCCATCGTGATCGGCACAGCGTTCCTCCCGGTCATCCGGAAGGTCGCCGAGTTCATCACCATGCTCGCCAACAAGTTCAGCAGCCTGGACCCCAAGTGGCAGAAGCTGATCGCGTTCGGCGCAGCCGCCGCAGCGGCGCTGCTGGGGGTGATCGCAGCGCTCGCGGCTGTGGGGGCGGTCATCGCCGGAGTCGCGGCCTCGCTGGTGGCAGTGAAGATCGCTGCCATCATAGGCGCGATCGTGGTTGCGGTCGGCCTTCTCATTGCGGCCTTCACGGCACTCTGGAAGCGCTCCACGGCGTTCCGGAGCGCGGTCCAGACAGCGTTTGGGTTCATCAAGACGGTCGTGGCCACGGCCATTGATAACTTCAAGCGGCTAGTGGAGTTCATCAGGACCCAGATCATCCCGATCCTCCAGGCAGGCCTCAAGAAGGCAATCGACAACCTCGGTCCGGCGTTCCGCGCTCTGCAGGACTGGATCCAGACTCGCGTCATCCCGGCTTGGAACCAACTCAAGGATGCATTCGAGCGCGCCCGGCCTACGCTGGAGAAGATCGCGAAGTTCATCGCCGGTGTGATGGCGACCAACTTTGAGATCCTCGGGAAGATCATCGGGACTGTTGTCCCGATCATCGCCAAGCTCGCTGGTCCTGTCTTCTCCGCTCTGATCACCGCGATCTCCTTCGTCATCGCTCACATCCCAGAGCTTGTGGCGGCGTTCCAGAAGTTCCTGTCCATCATGAAGACGATTGGGACCGTCCTCGCGGCGGTTGTGATCGTGCCGCTGATGGGCGTCTGGGAGGCTGCCAAGTTCGTCTTCAACGCCATCAAGACCGGCGCGGAGGCGCTTGCGGCGGTTTGGGGCCGGATCTGGGCGACCATCGGGCCTCCGGTGACGGCAGTCTTCAACGCCATCAAGGCCGTAGTCCAGGCTGTGATGTCTGCGATCGCCGCAGTCGTGCAGGTTGGCTGGACCCTCATCAAGGCGGCATTCTCGGTCGGTACCGCTGCGGTCAAGGCAGTCGTCACCCCAGCGTTCAACGCTATCAAGGCCGTCATCACGACGGTCATGGGCTTCCTCTCGCCGTACCTCTCGGCCATCTGGGGCGTGATCCGCAACGCAGTCTCCGCTGCGGTCAACGCCATCAAGTCGGTGGTATCGACTGGATGGAACGCTGTCAAGAGCGTCACCACGACTGTCTTCAATGCCGTCAAGAGCGCGGTGTCCACGGTCTGGAACGCGATCAGCGGGATCGTCAAGGGGGCTATCAACAACATTGTCTCGATCGCCAACGGCGTCAAGGCTTTCGTGGACAAGATCAAGGGATTCTTCAACCAGCTCAAGGCAGCAGCGGAGGGCGGGACTGGCAGCCTGATCTCCTTCGTCAAGGGCATCCCCGGTCGGATCGTCTCGGCTGTGGGGAACCTCGGTGGGATCCTTGTGAACGCCGGGCGGAGCATCATCCAGGGCCTGATCAACGGCATCTCGCAGATGATCGGGAGCCTGACGTCCAAGCTCTCTGCGGTCACCAGCCTTATCGCCAAGGTCAAGGGGCCAGAGGAGCGCGACAAGAAGCTGCTCACCCCAGCCGGTATCTGGATCATGGAAGGTCTGCTGCGCGGTATCGACAAGGTGATTCCGGCGCTAGTCCAGAAGCTCGGGAATGTGACCGCCCTCGTGGCTCAGCCCAACCTGGTACAGACTGCGCTCACGACCGCGACGGCCGGAGCCGTTCGCTTCGGCAACACGGGACCGGCGCTCCCGACTCAGGTTACCAGGCAGACCACGATCCAGCAGGTGGTCCTCCGAGGAGTCTGGGACTTCACCGACCCAACCGCCGCCCGGAAGATCATCGCTATGCTGGCCGAAGAGATTGACCGGTATGAGAGGGAGCACAAGTGACCGCGTGGGGACAGATGCAGGTTGGCAAGGTACTCCTTGCCGAGGCTCACCTTGTGTCTCGCCGACAGCACGAGACCATCGGTACCAGGAGCATTGTGGTCGGCGGCACAGAATACTGGCCCGGCTCTCCTCGGCTCCTCTCCGAGGCTGATGTGGCTGCTCTCGCCGAGGACATTCTGGGACTCAAAGACAAGTTCGTGCCGATCACCTTCTCCAACAAGCCGAGTAACAATGGTTACTACATCGTTACAGACTCCGGAGTCGAGCACACGCGGTGGCCGGGCGAGGCGCAGGCTGCGGTCTGGCAGATGGATCTTACATATCACGGTCCAGACGCGGCGATCGACGTGGAAGCGCGGTTCAGCCACGTCATCCGTGCCAACGGCTTTGCGCTGACCGGGAATCGCTGGCACGCGCCTCCGATCGGGCACTATGCCTACCACACCGGCACCACCCCGCCCTCCGGCACGGTCGTCCGGCCGACTGCCTACGGAAACATGACCGTGTTCCTCGGCGTGCCCTCCGGCATAAATCCTCGCTGGGGCTGCCCAGTCTCCTCGGCTCTGGCCGGGCGGGTCACCCTCTCATCAGCGGGCATCGCTCGCGCAGCCTCTGGGATCAACGTCCCCACCACAACGTGGGTGCTGGACAACGGGATCGTGCGGGTTGCGCCGCTCGCGGCCTCAGGCCTCCTGAGCATCGGTGTGTGGAACGGCTCCGCGTACGACAACAAGGCCTGGAACATCCAGCGCGCCGGAGCTAGCATCGCGCTCTCCACCTTCAGCGCGGCGACTGTGCTCCGCAACGACATCGAGGCCATCACGCTCCGGCTAGTCCGTGACCGCGCGCCTGGGCGGGACACTGTGGACCTGACGCTCCGGCGCGGCTCGCGGTTTGTGGAGGTGCTTGTCCAGACAGACTCCTCGGCGACGCTCGGTGTTACGCTGCAGAGCGCCGAGACGCAGACGGACAACACAGCCTCGGGATACGTTGTGGCTACTGGCGACGATGGATTTGGGGATCGTTACATCGCTGGATCCTCCAAGGCCAGCGTGACTGCGGTCGCCGGAGGAGGGCTCCAGAAGACTGCGGTGACCTCGTTGGACTTCTACATCGGCGTTGTATTCAACGGTGGATCAGCGATCTCCGGGGATCAGGCGACTAACATCAGGGACCAGTACATAGGGACGATGTCCGCCAAAGAAGCAGGGGGCAGACGTTGAACGTCAATGAAGTCAAGCAGGCACTGGGCTCCTGGGGTCTCCGGCTCAAGAAGGAGACCCCGCAGCAGGTGCTGGACGCGCTCTCATACTTCGGGCACGTCGCCATGTGGCCAGGCGAGGTCATCCCTGAGGATCTCACCGACGCGGCGCTGCCGGTCGCTCGATATGTTGGGGTGCTCAGGATTCGGGACCTGAGCGAGGACTACTCCATCGGCGGCTGCGGGATGGCGTTCTGGCTTGGCGATGAGGACGACAAGGGGGACGTATTCGAGACGGCGGTGACGCTGACCGCGCAGACGTTCGCGGCCTCGGTCGCGGCGCTCCTCCCGCCCGGTGGCTCTGTGACAGCCGGAACCATCAACAGCATCGCG